GGCTTGGTTTGGTAGTGGGGGTGGGGGTGGGAGTGGTGCTTGGTCTAGTGGTGGGTCTATGTGGATAATAATGAGATCCTTGATGGGAACGATACCATTTTGCGGGCTTAGGACCATTGCAGTTAGAACCGTACATATTTCTGGCAGTGACACCATTGGGGCAGCATCCAAATAGGGTTGTTGCGCATCCACCAATTTTATTTGAACTGGCACTAGGAGTGGGTGTGGTCGCATGATTGCCCCGAGGATCCGGTTGTTGTGGTTGAAGCTTCCCCTTGGACGGATTCAAACCAAACACGTAGAGCAAAATGGTGGTAACATACGTCATCATGATGAACGGAATGAAAACGATGAACCACGAGAGAATGGTTAGCCCGCCCATACACAGCTGGTTCAGTAAAATGGTAAAAACAATCATCACAATGACCTTTAAAAATGCGCTGTTTTGCTGTCCCCTAAATAAATCAATAATGATCTGAATTAAAGAAAACCCGAGATAAAGAACTGCAGGCGGACATAACGAATCAATAATCATTGTGTTCACAGATGCAATCCACTGATTTCAATATAATATATGTGCATATATTATTTTGAATCAAAATGATAATGAAATCCAAATTAAATTGAATTAGGTAATAAGTTTTGCCATTTCATTTTTATTTTTTTTGTGAAGACGACTTGGATTTTTTAATCATTTTTGCAACCCCGTTCTTGAATGTGCCAACAATTTCACCCACTTCATCATTGTCATATTCATAAATGTCGCCATTTGTCTCGTCATTTGTCACATATGTTTTTCCTTTAATGTCCACTTCAAACAACTCAAGCTCTTCCTCTTCTTGGACTTGCTCCTCTTCTTTTTGTTGTTCTTGTTCTTCCTCTTTTTGGACTTGCTCCTCCTCTTTTTGTTGTTCTTGTTCTTCCTCTTCTTGGACTTGCACCTCTTCTTTTTGTTGTTCTTGTTCTTCCTCTTCTTGGACTTGCTCCTCTTCTTTTTGTTGTTCTTGTTCCTCCTCTTCTTCTTGCTCATCTTCTTCCTGTTGTTCTTCTTCATCTTCTTCTTCATCTTCTTCTTCATCTTCTTCTTCATCTTCCTCTTCTTCCTCTTCTTGGACTTCTTCCTCTTCCTCTTCTTCATCTTCTTCTTCTTGTTGTTGTTCTTGGTTAACGGTGGAATTTATATAGTCAACAATGTAATCCAAGTTTTGTGCAGCATCCGCATGTGAATTGTCAATGATTTCCAACCGCATTTGTTCCGCTGGTTCTTCATTTGCATTTGAATCATTGATGCATGTGCACATTTTTTGTCGTTCTAATAATAATTTCACAAACGGAATTTGGGTGACTGCTTCATGTGTTTCTTTATATAGTTGATAATCGGCCAACATGTGGGAAACCTTCGGTTCCAGCGATTTGCGCAATTCATCCATTAACAGCGCAACGAGGTCCGATGATGCAGTTGATTTGGTCGTCATTGCAATGATTGCGCTTATAGAACCTACATGAATGCTCAGACATTTGTTTAATATGGTTTGAAATACATTTTATTGTGTTTTTAGTATATAAAGCAATTAAACACATGCAATAAATACATAACATAATAAACAACCCAACTGCAATGGCTGATCAACAATCCGAACAACAATCCGAACAACAATCCGAACAACAATCCGAACAACAATCCGAACAACAATCCGAACAATCGCAGCCGCAGATAAGGCTTCCACCGTATTTGCAACATCTTCAACATTTGCAAGGAGATGAACTGAAACAAGCAATTCACAAGGAACACGTGTGTCAAGCCATGTCATTCATTCTGCGTCAAACTGAGTATGACGAAGAAACCGCGTTTAAACAATTGTGTGAATTAAAGGATCCTGTGAAAGTGGTTTCTGAGTATCTAGGAGTAAAACCAAGGTCTGAACCTGATCCCAAATCCAAAAATCAAATGAAATATGGAGAGATTCGCAAATTTATGGACTTTGGTGCTCGTCAATACAACATTCAGGTTGAAAGACGCAAACAACTCCAAGAACAACAACAACCACCAAATTAAAAATATTCATCAATTGTATTGCGACAATGCCCATTAAAACAAATAAACACATCCGATTGTCACGCGCCACCACAAAAAAACACAAGTTGTCCAAACCAGAACTGCGATTAATTTGCAAAAACGACACACATGTTTTAAAGAGTTTTGAAAAAGAGTTTGAAAAGACATTCAAACACAGTTTAAAAACAGAAAATATAAACGTTGAAAAATCCTTGGTCAAATTATTCAGAACGCCATTCGCACCTTTAAAATTCACACCCAAAAATGACTATTACACGTACATCAATTATCAATGGATAGCCAACAAAACAAAAGAGCTGCAAAAAACTAAAAAATTTTACGTGCAAATGGACAATTTTAGAATAACACAGGAGAAGGTGTATTATGAATTGATGGACATTGTTAAGGAGTACATAAAAAAAAATGACACTGTGAAATCCAGGGCAATAAAAACTTTATACGAATCCATGCTTCATTTAGACAACAAAGAAGCGGAAAAACAAGTGTTGTTCACTAAACACGCCATAGAAAAAGCAGTTGCAAATGATGAATTTTATTGGCTTTTAGCCCAAATCAATCAAAATGAGGTTCTATCATGGGGGTGTCCCATATCATGGTCCGTTAGCAAGGATCAAAAACACTCAACCATTTACAAAAGCACGATTTCCCCGCCACAATTAACCATATACGACTACACGTTGTACATTGAAGATGACACCGCGGATGCATCAACCAATCACTACAAACGCATGTTTAAATCTAAATATTTGGAATTCATCAATGAAATATTCAACTCTTGCCTTGGAAAAGGGCATGGACTAAAACCAACTGATGTGTGGGATGCCGAATATGATCTATTAATTGCAATGGGGTGTGAATCGGTGAAACATGACAGCGACGATTATTACAATGTTGTCACCAAGGAAGACGCTTTAAAACAATACGGGTTTGACTGGGCCAAATTCGTCACTGAAATTGGTTACGACAAGGTTCCGAGCACGTTCATATGCACCAATCTGAGTTATTTAAAATGTATCATGAAGGTTTTGATGAAGGATGGCGCTTGGAAAACGCCGAAATGGAAAGCATATTTCATGTACATCATTTTCCGTCAAATCATGCGTTTCCATAAAAAATGGCGAGTGATCTACTGGGAGTTTCATGGTAAATTCATAAGTGGTCAGTCCGTTCCCTGGCCGGATGAAATTTACCCCGTGTTTGGCCTGTCATTGTGTTTCAATACATTTTTGACAAATGAATACATCCGACGCAACGAGCGAGCCGAGCACACGCAGTATGTCACCAATTTAGCAACCGATTTGCTCACCGTGTTCAAACGAATCATTAAGCGCAACACGTGGCTGTCGCCGAAAACGAAGAAATGTGCACTGCTTAAGCTGGAACACATCAAAATGGTGGTGGGCAATCCGATTTCTCTCCGGGAAGACCCGATTTTAAACTACACCAGCCGAGGTGCTTATCAGAACATTAAGAAGATTGCTTGGTGGCGCACAAAAAAAATGATAGCGATTGACGGAACATCGCACAGTGGCGACATTCCAGTGATTGACTGGGAACAATTCAAGCTGGTGGGATCACAAGCCTACATGGTCAATGCATATTACACCCCGGTTGAAAACACGATTTACGTGCCTTTGGCATATTTGCAAAAGCCATTCATTGATTTAGATGAGCGCGGAATAGAATACAATTTAGCACACATTGGATACACATTGAGCCATGAAATGTCGCATTGTTTGGACGACAATGGAAGCAAATACGACCACCATGGAAATCTGAATGATTGGTGGACGAAAGAAGACAGACGCAAATTTGATGAAAAAGTGAAGGACGTAGTTAAGCAGTATGAAACATTTGCATTGTACGATGGAATTAAAATGGATGGAACATTAAGCACCGGCGAAAATTTAGCAGACATTTCGGGTTTAGCCATTTGCATGGAATACTTGAGAGACTTTCAGCATAAGAATGACGACATTGTGCCAATTAAATCCACATCGTTTGAATCATTTTTCGTTTACATGGCATATCAGGGGCGTCAAAAGATCATGGACAAGGCCATTCAAGCACAACTGAAAGTGAACCCCCATCCAATGGACAAATACAGAGTGAATTGTCCATTGTCTCGTTTGGAATTGTTTAGGAGCATTTACAACATTCAAAAAGGTGACAAAATGTATTGGCATTCAACAGACACAATTTGGTGACGCGACGCAATAATGCAATTTCAATTTTTATCATTTTTCAAATTTTTTTTTGTTTTGCTATTACATAAACCAAATCATCACAATGGCTAACCGTTCTCGTTCTGCTTCTCGCTCCCGCACTGCTCGCTCTCGCTCTCGCGCTGCTTCTCGCACCATGCGAAGGGCCGCCAGTGCTGCCAAGACTGCTTCCAATGCTGCCTCCAAGGCCGCTCATGCTGCCGTTTCTGCCTCCAAGGCTGCCTCCAGGGCTGCCTCCAGAGGTGCCTCCAAGAGTGCTGCCAAGGCTGTCACCGCTGCTGCCCACCGTGCCAAGGCCGCAGCCGTTCAGGCTTCCCATGCTGCCTCTAAGGCCAGGGCTGTCTCGGTTGTTTAAAATTTTGCACATTCATTTTGCATTTTAAACCATTTATGTTATTGTTGCAATAATATAAAATTTTAAGCATTCCTTTATGCGCGTGTGTGTGCGTGTGTGTGTGTGTGTGTGCATTTTAACCGCTCCAAGATGAATAGTCAGTTTTATAATTTCGGGTGGCAAACGACAGGGCTGGATTTTGAGCGAGTGGCGTTTCAACAACAACTGGCTGATAACACAGTTCAGACGGCTTTAGTTTAAATGCACTGCCCTCTTTGTTGAAAACTTTATTGTACAATTTCAGATTGGGGTCTTTTATTAACGGCATCATTCCAATGAGCTGACAACCGAACGCTTTCGCCACATTGAAATTGACGTTGACGGTGTATGGCGGATCGGGAAACACGATGCTCATGTTCTTTTTGTTGTGGTCAATCAGTTCGTTCATGTTTGGTGCATTTTTTACGTTCATTTCGTATTTAAGATCATGCAAAAATGGGGATCCAGTCCCAAAGTTCACGTATTGATGCAAACAAGAATCGGAATTTGAATCTTTGCTGGGACAGTTGGTTTTCACAATGGGATTGGAAATGTCAATCATGACAATCACTTTTCCCATGAATTTTTTAATGGGAACCCTTCCTAAATTGTACCCCCCAAACTCGTAGTTGCATTCGGGTCCAAGTAGCTTGTTGCCAAATGTCTTTATGCTTTCAATGATTTTTTTTACAAAATTCACATCCTTGTTGTCACTTTTGATTCGCAGGTTGATCAACAACGGATCATCCTTGTTTGGAGCTTGTGTGAACGCGAGTTCATTTATCTTCGTGCACACATCCGCAAAATTCAAATGATTGAATGTTTCAGTGTGATGAAAATCCTCCATCTTTGTTGACGCCCCCACAATTGGAACGTTGTTTAGACTGTAAATTTCAAAATCTAAGCAACGGTAACCTTGCTTAATGGCGTATTCCAGTGCCGTTATATCCACATAGTTGTTTTTCCATTCGCCTAAACAGCAGCAATTCAATGCGGTTTTAATGTAAAAGTTGCGCAACGGCTGTTCACGATTTGCCTCCTTTATTGATTGCAATTGACGAGCGGTTTCAATCGTGTTCACTGCACCTTTTTCGGTTTGTTGCAATGTGTATTGTGTGACAAACAAATAACCCACTGTTACAATCACAATTAACAGAAAAAACAGACCCGACAGCGACACGCCGCTGCTGCTCGCCGCGAATGCATCTTTAAAATTGGTTGCAAAATTGCTGAAATTGATTGTAAGGTTGGACAGCGATATGGGTCCAGTCTGTTCACCTGGATTAACTTGTCTTTGATATGGAACATCATTATTCTGCATATTTGTGAATTGTAGATTGGACACAAATACAAATATAAATACAAATAATGGATATTACATTATCATAATAAAAAATAATAACGACAATATATTAATAAGACACGGAAATCATAAACACAAATGACGGGTGGTTTACTAAACATTGTGTCATACGGCAATCAAAACGTCATTCTAAACTCCAACCCCAAAAAGTCGTTTTTCAAGACCACGTATGCCAAGTACACCAATTTTGGCTTGCAAAAATTTAGAATTGATTTCACCGGGTTGCGCAATCTGCGCATGAGCGAGGAATCGCGATTCACGTTCACGGTCCCCCGGTATGCGGAGCTGCTCATGGACACCTACCTTGTGGTTACGATGCCCGCCATTTGGAGCCCGATTTATCCGCCCATTGCATGCAGCGACGTGTGGCATCCATATGAGTTCCGTTGGATTGAAAATCTGGGCACGCAAATGATCAAAGAAGTCGTGTTTTCCGTCGGCGGCCAAATTCTGCAGCGAATGACGGGCAAGTACTTGCTGGCGCAGGTGCAGCGCGACCTGACCGGCACCAAGCGCTTCCTGTACGACAACATGACCGGCAGCACCGCGGAGCTGAACGACCCCGCCAACTTCTCGGGGCGCAAAGACACGTATCCCAACGTGTATTACAACACGAGCCAGCAGGGCCCGGAGCCCTCCATTCGCGGTCGCAAGCTGTACATTCCGCTCAATGCGTGGTTCTGCAACAACAGCCGCACCGCATTCCCGCTGGTGGCGCTGCAATACAACGAGCTGCAAATTGACGTGGTCATGCGTCCGGTGCGCGACCTCTTTGTCACGCGCGATATCACTTATCCGGCGTCCACCCCCGCCCAGGTTGCCAAGGCGCCCTTCATTCAGCCCAATTTCAATGAGCAGGAGTACCAGTTTTACCGCTTCTTGCAACCACCGCCCTCAGCCGACATTTCTACGGCCGACGTGTATGATGACAAGCGCACGGACTGGAACGCCGACGTGCATCTGTTGTCCACGTACTGCTTTCTGTCCACCGAAGAGTCGCGCGTGTTTGCGTCCCAGGAACAAAAGTACCTGCTCAAAGAAGCGTACGAGTGGGATTTCAAAAACATCACGGGCAGCCACCGAGTGCAACTGCAGAACACGATGGGCATGGTGGCGACGTGGATGTTCATGTTTCAGCGCAGCGACATCAACCTGCGCAATCAGTGGAGCAATTACACGAACTGGCCCTATTCAAACATGATTCCCGACGACGTGATGGCCGCGCAGAACAAAGGGTATGTGATCAATTGTCCCATCGTTACGAACACAGTGCTTGATTTGGATTATTATAAAACGTATACCACCAACCCCCATCATGCAACGATTGTTGTGCCAGCAACCGATTTAGATCAGTTCAAGTTGGGTCAAAGCATAACTGTCACATACAAGGCAGGTAATACAATCACTGGAACAATCACAAACATAATTGGAACCAGCATTTCATTCTTAGTATCCGGCGTGACTACGACTGCAGTTTCGGGAACAATTTACAATAATTCATCTAGTTCATCATATATCACAGGTGCATTGACTAGTAATTATTTCTTATTGAATGCGCCTTCATTCAATTATGCTAGCACTAATTACATTGTGCAAAGCGCAACATGCAAATTTGCAGGTGCCACAACATCCATTTCTACGATTTCATTTCAACTTATTGACAATACATCTGGAGTAACCTATGCTTCGCCAACCACGAACACCTTGCCAGCAGCACCTAGTCCGAACACAATATTAACATATCAATTTGTCAATTGTTTCATTAAAAATGGCGATGATTTCACATTACAATTCAATTCAAATCAACTGGTCAATTGGTATTCGGTGAATATATCACCGAACCCTAGCATAAGATATCTAGGAACTTTAACAGGATATCCCGTCTCATATACATCGGGAATAGTCACCATTAACACCGGGTTTTTGCCAAACGTGATTGGCCCCGGTGTGGAGCCGAACGGCACGCCATCAGGACTCTACGTCACACAGGACTACAATGTGGAGAACCAGCGCGAGATTCTGCAGCAGCTCGGCATCCTGCTGAACGGGTCTTATCGAGAGAACATGCTGGAATCGGGTGTTTATAATTACGTGGAAAAATACATCCGGACCTCGGGTGCTGCGCCGTTCGGGCTGTATATGTACAACTTTGGAATGGATGCAAACAATGCCACGTATCAGCCCAGCGGCGCCATCAACATGAGCAAGTTCTCCACCATTGAGCTGGAATTCAGCACTTATGTGCCACCACTGGACCCGATGGCGCAATTTTACACGATATGTGATCCCGTGGTTGGGCCCATTGGGACGAATAAAAAGAATTGGCGCATTTATGATTACAACTACGACCTGACGGTTCTGGAAGAGAGATACAATGTGATCACGTTCATTGGCGGCAACTGCGCGCTCATGTATGCAAGATGACGAGACACATTGGCAATGCAAACCATTAAATGCATTCACAGGTGGTTTAGCAACCACACAATTGCAATGACCGATGATAATTATAATATTATAATAATTTAGTATTATAATACTTAGCGACGTTTACGCCCAAAAATGGCACTACAAAATCTCAAAGATGTGAACGCAAGTTCGGATTCACCTGTGTCCACCCCACCGCAAAAATTCGGTGATTATTTCATTTTGATCACAAAAATCCTGGCCGGATTCATTGCATTTGGTTGGTTGACTACGTCCAATTACTTGAACTCGCTGCACATTAACACTGATGAGTCTTATCCCGTTTTTGGTAAGGTGGAAGTTGTGAAGGCTGGGAATAAGGTGGAGAGATCAAATGAAAGCATATTGCGGAAGAAAGGATTGTCCAGATTTGAAAATTTGGGATTAACAACGCCGGCCGAATCCATGTCAAACCAATATGTGGAGAATGTTGATAATCCATACGCCACTTGGTTCAATCCCGGTACAATCAACATGTCGGATGAAGATGAAATAAAGGAAAAAGTAAACATGAAATGGTGGTTGGAACGCACGCAACAGTCATCCTATCAAATGGGTGGCTTAATTTTGCATTATGTTTTCAATGGGTTAAATGGTCTAGTTCAGGTGATTGACCCAAACAAGGCAGTCCCAAACAAGACAGACCCAATCAAAACCAGTCCAAGCGCATCGCTTGTTCAATTCTTTTCATTTATTATATGGATTGTATTTGGAATTGGGTCAATTGCATTGTTTGCATTGTTATTGGTGCTCGTATTTTTCATGTGGATTCCTGGATTTTTGGGCGGGTTAACCGCATTCATGCCCTGGGCGTATTACACGGCTTCCCCCATTTTGCAATTATATAAAAAAGGATTAATATTGTTGTTGACATTTGCATGGATGTGCGTTTTTGGTTTTGTAACAGGGTTCCCTGTCATTTATGAATTTGGTTATTTATTGTACCTCATGATATTCAAACAAATAAAGGACGATGGATCTCGGTTCATAACTGAGTTGATGAAACGAATGAAACAGCTCGTGTTCATTTATGTGCTTGTGGCAGTCATCATTGCATTTGCATCCAAAGATTTTCCCAATGAAACCAAATACGCGATTGCAGGGGTGCTTTGTGTGTCACTATTTTACGTTTTATACAACATTTATATGTGAAATGCATGCAAATAAAATGTCCAAACAACAATATTATCATGATATCATAATAAACCCAAGTGCATTATTATGTCATAATAATGTCATATATCCCGCACAATCCAATGCAACCATTTGTCAGCGTGTGCACACCCACGTTCAATCGCCGCCCCTTCATTGCTGCCATGCTGCAGTGCTTCAACCACCAGATGTATCCCCGTGATCGCATGGAGTGGATCATAATTGATGACGGAACCGACCCAATTGAAGACCTCGTGTCGCAGCACCCATGCGTCAAATACCACCGTCTGGACGAAAAGATTTCTCTTGGTAAAAAGAGAAACATGATGCACAAAAAAGCGCGCGGCGAAATCATCGTCTACATGGACGACGACGACTACTACCCACCCGAGCGCGTGTCGCATGCGGTGACCACCCTGCTTGACCACCGAACCAGACGAACCGGAGTAAAACTTGCGGGCAGCAGCGAAATGTGCATTTACTTCAAAACCGGGGAACGTAGTTCCCCGCACCCCTCCTCCTCAGACAATGCGGAACGTAGTTCCCCGTCAAATCCCGTTTGCGGCCAAATGGTGCAGTTTGGACCCTACGGTCCCAATCACGCCACGGCCGCCACGTTTGCATTCTGGAAGGAGCTGCTATCCGAAATGAATTTAAAATACGAAGAAGATGCGTGCTTGGCAGAAGAACGCGCATTTTTGCGCGGATACACCGTCCCCATGGCGCAGCTGGATCCCATGAAGGTGATTCTCGTGTTTTCGCACGAACACAACACGTTCGACAAGCGCGGACTGCTCTCCAATTTAGGCAATAAAAATTCAAACATGCAGGTCAGCGCGAAGACGGTCGCCGATTTCATAAAAGAACCCGATCTTCTGCAGTTCTACATGTGCGACGTGGATGCGGCGCTGCAGTCATATGATGCGGGGCATCCTTCCATGAAACCCGATGTGCTGAAACAAATACGAGAGAAAATGCAGAAAAATAATCAACACCAGAAACAACACCAGAAACAACAACAACAAGACGCAATATTAAAGGCAGTCATTACATTCAAGGCATCCAATGCGGAACCACGCAACATGACCGTGGAAGAATTAATACAAACAGTGCAATCACAATCCGAAAAACTGGAAAAGATGCGAGAAATGTGCAACAAAAAAATCCGAGAAAATTCGGAACTGCTTGCCACCATAAAGGATCGTGACGAAGTCATTGCCGCGCATTTGGAAACAATTGAACGCCAGAGCACGCTAATTGATCATGATTGCAAATGCAAATGATTTGCATAGGGTGTGTTGTTTGGGGTCAATCCAAATAATCATCATCCACCTCATCTTGCAAAACTTCGCTCGGATACGTGCATTTGTCCAAATAGCGCTGCATGCGCTGAATATCCAGTTTCGTGATTTCAAATTCTTCAATGATATCATCCATTGTTTTGTTGCTGTCGTTTCCATTGTTACCATTAACTGAAAAAACATTTAAGAAAAAGGAAAACAAATCTTTTTTGTCCATCCCGAACTTATGGCACATCATTTGGATGAATAACGAGTTGTTATATTCTGTGCTGTATTTGGTGAGAACCTTTGTGAACCGCACTTCAGATGGATTAAACTTCGGACATGGTTTAAACCGTTCGTGATACAACTTATTGTTATAAAACGTTTTGATAAGAGAGCTCATTTCGTTAAATTGCCAAATCTGTTTTTGGAAAGTGATACGATCAATGTAATCTGCAAAACAGATGTTGTCCAGTGCATCCTTGTAAAATGTAAATGCATCCTGTTGACACGGCAGTTTGGTCAATGCGTCAACCACGTTTTCATGCCACAACAAGCCCACAATGGTTCGGTCCGTCTCGTTCATCAATGCAGAATGTTCGATCAATTTGCAGGGCGTGTTGATAATTTTTTTCACAATGGTTTTGCTGTCTTCATTGTTTGTCTTGGGTTGAAATATGGTTTGAATCAGAGTGTTGTTGTGACAATCTGAACTAGATCCAGATCCAGAGCCACCGGATCCATTGTTCAAAATGCCACTGAGTATAGAAATTTTACGAAGGTCGCCTTGAATGAACCGAGCCACGTTTTTGTGCAGCGCAACATCATGCGAGTGCATCACCGATTTCAGCACAACACCCACTTGATCCAATGTTGGCATCGGAATTTCAAATGTGACGCAGACCTTCATGAGTTCCCGTATTTTTTTGTCCACGTGATGGTTCCCAATGCATATAATTGGATTCATGGTAACGTCTTCCAGCCGCTGTTTCTTTGTTTTTTTCGGGCGCATGAGTTTAATCAACGTGTTGATGCCGCCCTTGTCACCGTTGTTCATGCCATCAATTTCGTCCATCACAATGGCAATCCGCTTGGGCTTGCGCTGAAACATTGACAGCACGCTGTGTTCGCTCATGTTGTGTTTTGTTATCAGATCAATGATGGATTTGTTGCGTATGTCACCTGCATCATACTTCACCATGTCATAATTAAGACCTTTGAGCAACTGCACGACAAATTCGGTTTTCCCCACTCCTGGGTTGCCATAAATGTACATTCCTCGCCGAATGGTTAGATCGCATTTTTTGGCCTGGAACTCATTCAATGCGGCGATCACTCCTGCCGCAATATCCTCACGGCCGAGAACTTGATTGTAATTCAGGGGTTCAGGTTCAACTGTTGCGATTGATGTTGCTGTCGTTGCTGAGGTCGTTGCGGTTGCTGGGGGCGGCATTGATTCATTTCTTTTTATTTTGGGTTTTTTGGAATTTAATTTCATTAAATGTTATCTATATTAAGCACGTGTTAATACATTATGTGTTCAATGTGTTTAATATTGGAATAAATTAAATTATAAATAAAATAACAACACATTGTATATTTAATCATCTAATATCGCATCATGGATTCCGACCAAGGTTCTTTTTTATCAAGAATAAATTTTCAGCGCATTGTGATCATTATTGCAATCATCATGCTCATTGGGGCAATGGTGTTCATTGGATATGCTCTCTACCGGCAATCCAGTGATGTTTCATGGCCGCCCAAAACTCCCAAGTGTCCCGATTATTGGACGGTGACTGCAAATGGAAACTGCACAATGCCAACCGGGTCCAGGTGGACTGGTACTAATTGCGAATACAACGGCGTTCCTGGAGGAACTCAAGGAATGCCGACTTGTCCAACATCATCAACATCATGAACACACTGCAAATGGAAATAGAAAATAAAATATTATATGTATATAATTTAATTCAATAACTCATATACGCAATAGACGCATACACATTTAATGCAGCATCAACCTGGTTCCGCAGTTTATTCAAATCCAAATGCAAAATATGTCAAGTCAACCGGTCGCATTGATATATTGGGGCCAAACATTGAGCAGCAGTTTGCCATGTACGACAAAATTCCGAATTCCAGCAAGTCCACGTCGTTTCACGATGCCATGATCGGCAACTGGGAGAACACCGCGCTCAGTGACGCCTTTTTCAGTGCAGGAAACATGGACATTGTTCAAAATGCGATGCGCACCGGCGTTTACACCATGTCCAACGGCGCATATTTGATCGGTCCGCAAGACCCGGACAACCTGAAAATGATCATGCGCAGCGTGTTCCTGCAGAGCGCCATGAATTTAGCAACTGACATCCCCGGTCAAATTGCGGCCCTCAATAAAATTGTAATAGACATGTTTGTGCCCAAACTATACAACGAAGCGCGTGCCTACATTCAATACAAACGCGATGCCAGCACCATGTACAAACCAATTGACCGCCCCATTTATTCCGCCGAAAATGACAAGACGCTGGAACTGAAACCGTGGTTCTAAATCGGGGAACTACGTTCCCCGAACCCCTCCTTAACGGGGAACGTAGTTCAGCGCAGTAGCCTTTGGCCCCGAACCACGTAATAGCGCAGCGCCCCGATTATCAATTCAAAATAAAATGAAATAAAAACAAAAATTGAATTACTTTGGTCCATTTTAATTTAATTTCAATATTGCATCCAGACTCACAGTCTTCAATACTTCAATACGTCATGTCATCACGTGCCGCATTGTTCAAGAAATCCGCAGATAGAAATCACGAGTTTGAGAGGTATTTGACATCGTCCGAACCAGTTGGACAGCAGTTTGAAACCGCCGTCACCATTGACAGCACGCGTGCCTACGTCATTGTGCTGCCGCTGTCCTATTTCATATCAGACAAAAGCACAACAAATCGCAGGCTAAAGGGCAAGGCCGACGCCATGCCGTTCGAAAGCTTTCGCATCATCAACATACAGCACCGCGGAGGCAATGCGCACTCCCTCGTCTTGATAAAAAGCCGAGCAATCAAATCCAACATGTATAACATTGCCATCTTTGAATCCAACGGGCGCAACGGCTTTTGCGGTATTCGCATCCTGGACGACCATCACATGGATGGATCCAAACCCGTGAATGTCACCAAGGCGTACACCTCCATCTCTCCAGAATACAACATCAATTATGGCTCCGATGCATGCAATCCTGGATATTGCGGCATTTATGGCATCATCTGTGTGGTCGCATTTCGCCATTACCGCAGCAAGACCGGCACCCTCTGGCTCTCAAAATGGACCAAACTGCTGGCACACATGAGCCGCTGCATTGACCGCAATTCCGGCTGCATGGGCGTGGAACTCGCTGCACGCGTTCAGGAAATTGTTGCCACCACTTCGTCACCCGCATGCGCTGAACACGAAATCGCCGCAGCCATTCGCGCGTGTCTTGCCGTCAAACGCAATGACTCTTGCACATTGGTTCTTTGAAACATGCAAATGGAGAGAAATTTACTAATAATTCACAATAATAAAAACAATAAAAAAGAATAAAACAATAAAAATTAATAAAACAATAAAAATTAATAAAACAATAAAAAATAATATTTTTATTTATGATTTTTCATTAATTTCTCTCAATCTATAAAATCAATAATTCATCAATAATTCCACGAGTTCAATCATTTAACAATTCATGCCTTTTTCGCCTTGACTATCTTTTTCGCACTTGCACCCGTTGAAGCGTTTGCAGACCCTGATGCAAGAGACACGCGCTTTTCTTCCTGTTTCACGTATTCGGCACGCAGCTCCGCCAAATCGGCCAGCCACAGCTGCTCAATGCTGGTGCCTTCTAATGTGGAATGCTGCACCTCCTTCTGCCCCTTCTCTTTCAGCAGCTTCAGCACGTTCTCCTCGCTCACGCTGTCCATCGGCAGCTTCAGCAGGTACTTGTATTGCTCGTCGCCTTCCACCTGGTCGTAGCCCTTGGACTGCAGCATGGCAGTCAACTCGTCGCTGCGCTTGCGCCTCAAGTCAATGCTGCCGTCCAGCAATTCCTGGATGTAGCGCGCCTTGTTCGTTAAAATGAGGAGCTCCGCCATCATGGCCGCCAGCTGGTGCGTCTTGCGCTTCCCATACAGGTCAAGTCTGGTTGCGTAATAGTCGCGCACAATGTCGCGCACATTGCCGTACTTCTTCAGCTGGTCGTGGCTGTCAAACAAGTGCATGTTGCTCGTGGACTCCGTCGTGTACAGCTTTAGCAGTTTTTCAAGTGCGGTCCCGTGATCCACAACTGCCGTAAGCGTACCAAAGTCCGCAGTCGCAGGAAACGCAATCGTGAAATCCACCACCGTGTCCGTGCTCATGTCCACGTAGTCCTTGATCGCGCCGGACTCAATCAGCGACTCCAAGTGCTTCTTGAAATCCTCCGTCCAGTGGCCAACTGGAAGTTCAGTCACGCGCACCTGTTTCTTTGCAGCGTCTACGGTGTGCAGCCCTTTAACTAAGAACTTACCAGATGTAGAAAGTGGTGCAATGGTGCCCTTGAATCCGCGGTAATACGGCTCAATTGTGCCCCATTCTGCCTCGGGCTTTTTCAGCAACATGGCCTGAATGTGGTCAATCACTTGCATCGGGTTGTGGCACATGATGTCCGTGCTGAACCCCGTACCGATACCTTTCGTGCCGTTCACCAGAATCATGGGCACAATCGGCGCGTAAAATGTGGGCTCCACCAGCTGGCCGTCGTCGTCCAGGTATTCTAGGACAGCGTCGTCTTCCGCGCGGTAAATGAGCCGAGTGATTGCATTGAGCTGCGTGAAGATGTATCTTTCACTGGCAGAATCTCGGCCTCCGCACAGTCGAGTCCCATACTGGCCATTAGGCTCAAACAGGTTGATGTTGTTGCTGCCGACAAAGTTCTGCGCCATGCCGATAATGGCCGCATTCAGGCTAGCCTCGCCGTGGTGGTAACCCGAGTGTTCCGACACGTAGCCGCTGAACTGCGCCACCTTGATTTCGGTCTTCAGGCCGCCCTTCTTGAACGCCGCAAACAGGATTTTGCGCAGCGAGATTTTCAGACCGTCCATGCCGTTTGCAATGGAACGCTGGTTGTCGTAGATGGAGAAGTGCTTCATCTCGCGCGTCATGAAGTCCTCGTACGACACCTGCTTGTGGCTGGTGTCCAGATGGTCCGCACGGTTATAGGACGACAGCCACTCCTTGCGGTCATTGGCGCGCTTCTTGTTGAACACGAGGTCAATCGCATCGTCGCTCTGTTCGCCCGTGTGCGCGAAATCCACGATCTTCTTGTGCTCAAAATACTCGCGGAATTCGCGCCCCGTGCTGGTTCCCAGACCCTTATAATATTTGATGTTCCATGTGCTGACATCAACAGCTGCACTACCGCTTGCATTACCGCTTTTCCACGCTTCAAACTCGCCCTCGTTGTAAAATAAGCGCTCTTGTTGTCCCTTGCGCGCCTTCAAAATCGGCGTGTTCATGAACCCGATGAAACCCGGGATGTGCGTCAGGGTGGGCCACTCGCTCTGAAACAGGTTGATGCCGAGACCCTTGATGTGCGACCCGTCCAAATCCTGGTCCGTCATGAACAGCACCTTGCCGTATCGCAGCCGCTTGGCCACGTCTTCCGCCGTGTAGTCGCGCCCGTTCTCTAATCCTAATATGCGCTTGATTTCCGCGATTTCCGTGTTTTCCGCAATGCGCTTGACCGCCTCGCCGCGCACGTTCATGAACTTGCCCTTCACCGGATACACGCCAATGGTGTTGCGGTCCTCCTTGCTCAGCCCCGACACAATGCCCGCCTTGGCCGAATCCCCCTCGCAAAAGATGATGGTACACTGCCCCGACTTCTCCGTCCCCGCAAAATTGGCGTCAATCAGTTTGGGGATGCCGCGAATGGTGCGCGTCTTGGCGCCGTCCGTCTTCTTTGCTGCCTTCGCCTCCTTCACCTCGGTCAGAGCGCAGGCCGCATCCATGACGCCCATCTTTGCCACCTTCTCCACAAACTCGTCGCTCACGGTGCAGGCCGACCCGAAATTTGCGCTCGTCGTCGTCAGCTCGTCCTTCGTCTGGCTGGAAAAGGCGGGGTTCTCCACATCGCAGCGTAAGAACAGAGTCAGCTGCTCCTTGATTGTCGCCGGCTTCACATCCACCTTCTTCTTGGTCTTGATATAAACCGCCAGCTTGCGCAACAGCTGACTCATGATGTACTCCACGTGCTTGCCACCCTTGGATGTGCAAATGCCGTTCACGAATGACACGTGTGTGAACTCGTCTGTATTGGTCAGGCACACGGCGTATTCCCAGCGCTCCGAGGGCGCCTCGTACACGCGCTTGACCTCGGGGCGAATGTAGAGACCGATGTACTGCTTGAAATCCTTCACTGGCACGACGGTGCCGTTGTACTTGACGCGAATGCTACGATCCGTCACGGCGGCAATATCATACACGCGCTTCATGAACAGCGCCGTCATGTCGGGACTAAGACCGGCAATGCCCAGGCGCGCATAATCGGGGCGGAACGAGATGCGCGTGTAAGGTTTTTTTGTGGTGCATTTTGAGATTTTTGGCGGGCAAATCTCGGTCAGATTCGCCCTGAATTCCTGTATGTATTTCAGACCACGCACATGGTCCACGGTTTCCACGGATCCCCACGTTGACCACACGAGCACGAGCTTGAACCCGAACCCGTTCTTCCCACCGACGATTTTCTCCTTCTTGTCCTCGGCGTAATTGGTGGATGTGCGCAAGTGCCCGAAAATCATCTCGGGAATCCACATCTTGTGTTCGGGGTGCTGCGCAATGTCAATGCCGTTGCCGTCATTTGTCATAGTGATTGTGCCGGTTGCAGCATCCACTTCCACTTCAATGCACGTGACGGGGAGCGCGTTGGGTTTGCCATCTTTGATTGCTTGCGCCTGGCGAATCACGTGGTCACGCATGTTCACGAGCCCTTCGTCCACCAATTTGTAGAGCGCGGGAATGTGCGTGAACGTTGCCAGTCCGATGCTTGTCTCCGCTCCGCTTGTCTCCGATCCAGTTCCAGATGTTAAGGCAGTGTATTCGGTGCATTCGGTGAGTTGAATGGATCCAATGTAGGTGTCAGGTTTCTTCAAAATGTGCTCCAAGTCCGTCATTTTCTGATACTTGCTGGATAAATCGGTGGTCGTCATTGTTTTAATTCAATGAAATAAAGGGATGCATAACATTCATTTATTCGCTTTAAGTTGCTTCAATTTTTTCATTTATTTATTTTTTCCCCCAACCCATCAACATTGCCTCACTCCGTACATCTAAACACGTAATACCAAGACCTTTCCATAAAATGACCCTCAATGGGCGCATTGTGATTGCACAGCTGGTTGCGCAAGGACACGTAATACTCCTTGGGCCGTGTGAGAATTCTCTGTTTTGACATGGCAAAAATACCAGCAACATAGATGCAAACGTCCTGCTTGTATTCATAACCAGTGTTGTTTTTAAACCACTCGGAAAACGGGATTTTCATAACTTCTTTCGCATCCACCATATAGTTATAATGCAAACTTGATGCAATTTCGGGTAGCATGTTGAAATCCGGTGCAAAGTGCGTTTGTGCATTGGTTGCATTTGCATCCACATTTATCGTGACGCAATTTTTAGAATGTCCATACAGTCGGCACTGCATAATTAAAATGTTAAATGCACGAAGGTCGTGTTTATATCCGTGGTCATTTATTTTTGCCTGTGTAAAAACAGTGATGTCACATAGTTTGTCATAATTTTCAATGATGTGATGCAAATACGTGTGAGATTCTCTACCCACGTTCGGCAACATGAGTTCATTCGGAACGTTCAAACGTGCGCCTTTATTGTATATCAGCACATTTGCAGGATCCGAAGCGATCCAGCTAACATCTTCATTGTATCGGGCAACACAGTATTGGATGGACATTTCATACATCATTGAAAATACATTTTTTCAATGGATTACACGCGGTTGGCTACTTGCTTGAATATGTCCAGCGCATTTTTAATAGCGGTGTGCATGTCAATGTATTTGTATTGGGCGAGCCTACCCACAAATATGACGCTGTTGCGTTGTTCCTCTTCCATTGCAAGTTGTCTATATTTTTCGTACAATTGCATATTTCTCTCGTTGGGCACGGGATAATATGGCTCCCCCTCATCCGTGGTGTATTCACGCACAATGGTTGTGCTTCCATTGTTGCGATGGCGGTTTTGAGGCAAGTGCGAATACTCCACGCATCGGGTGTAGGCCACGTCGGGGGACGGCTCGTTGACCACAATGTTGCTTTGAAACAGGCCCGCCCCTTGCACCCCCATTTCTTCAAACCGTATGCTTCGGTACTCCAGTTTGGGATACTCAGTTGAATCAAAGTACCGATCAATGGGGCCCGTGTATATTAGCAGCTTGCGACCCTTGATACAGGCTTCGTCTTGCACCGAGAAGTAGTCGGTGTTCAGCCGCAAAGTTATCAATGGGTGATTCAGCAATTCGGCCACAAATGCGGTGTATCCATGCAGCGGATACAATTGGTACTTGTCGCTAAAATACCGGCAGTCATGGTTGTTTCTTATGGGGATCCTTGCCATCACGCTGGGATCCAGCTCGCACGGCTGCCGGTTCCACTGTTTGATTGTGTAATGTTTGAACAGCCGTTCGTATAACTCCTCTCCCACACGGGATTTCGCCATTTCTTCGCTGTTGTGTATTCCAACTGGGTATTTAACTTGATTCTCTTTCAACCACGCATCCATGTCATCCGTGGTTTGCAAATGCGTGTGCAGCAATTTATTCACAGTTTCAATGTTGACTGGCACTGGAACATGCTCGTCAATGCCGTCGTCCGTTTTAACCCGTGCAACCACCTTGTGCACGTAAGGAATCCATTTGCCAAACTGGGTTATGTATTCATACGTTTCGTCGTCATTGGTGTGGAAGATGTGCAGCCCGTACTTGTTCATCAACATGCCGTCGGCGTTGGTGTAATCATAGCAGTTTCCCGCAATGTGGTTGCGTTTATCAATCACGAGCACCTTTTTATTGAGCGCCCGTGCAAATCGGTCGGCAAGAACTGACCCGCTAAGACCAGCACCCACAATCACAATGTCATAGCTCATGGATTAAGTTGGTGTGATTTTTATTAAGTAATAGTTTTTATATAATACATTAATTAATACAATATATTTATTAATACATAAATTGTTGATATGTCCGGCTACAATTACTATTCTCTGAAAAAATGCAGGTGCTACCAGTACCAGACAATCAACAAGAAGTTGATTCAAACGAGCAGCGGCGGTGCGGTCATTCCAGACTTAGTCAACTACAAAGTATTTAGCACCATCATTCGCACCGCAACGGCCCAGCGCAACGATTCATTCACTCAAGCAAACCGACCGACCAACGTTTATAGAAGTTGGGCGGGTGCGCCGGCGGGATACGGCCAACCCATCCGCAATCAATTTAATTGAATCATGAAATCATGAAATCATTGAATCAAATCATGGACAACATTTCCATATTGCTATAAAAATGTTTTATTGCATTGTTTTCTTTTTTTTCTTTCGTTAAACTATAAAACACAATCAACATCAATCATGGGAAATCACACGCGTTCGGCCGATGGATTTTATCACATTCACGGCAAAAAGTACGAGATGCTGCGCGGTTCTCGCGCCCAAGTGTTTCACGGCACCGCTTACAAAACCGACGGCACACCGGGGCTCACCAAAGAGAAACTACTCATGAACAAGAACGGCCGCATTGTCAGCGCCAAGAAGCACGCCACCGCCAAAAGAGAGAAGCGTTTAGAGAAGCACGGTTGGACCGCCAAGAAGGGCAAGTTCGGCGCCGTTCGCATCTCCGATCTTAAGAAGACGAAGAGCCGCCGGCACCGAAAGCATTAAGGCACTCTCTGGTTCTCTGGTTCTCTTCTCTGGTTATGAAATTATCCAAAAATGAATTGAATGCACGTCAATTCATTTTTCTTATTATCAATGCATCAATGCTCTCCTGGTGTGTTTGCGTTTGCATTTGTTTAGCTTGCTGCGCTTTACACGGGTGCTGCGCTTTACACGAGTGCTGCGCTTTACACGAGTGCTGCGCACACCACATGATCTCGTCTTTGCATTGAATTTTCTATGGCGGCGGCTTCGTTTACGTGTCTTGTTGCCTCCTCCCCACAATTGTTTGTGTTTTCCTCCCACAATGAGTTTGTAGTAATCCAACAGAATGCGTCCAATTTCTTCTTTCACTGCATCATCGTAGTTGTCATAATTGTTGATTTTTACATCATCCTTCACTTCATTCCGCATGATGATCACATCCTTCACAAAGGTTGGAAATGCCTGTCTTTTCATATCAATGTCATACATGCCGTCAATTGCCATTTTTGAAGATTTATTTGTAACGCCGACATAATATGCGGTTGGTTTCAATCCGTATCGGGTGACATGTTCGTTGACTGGACGCAACAATAAATTAAACATTGCTGGAAACTTTTTATACAACGCCTCATCCGCATTCACTTGCATCAATGCATCGTGCAACCGAAGCATTGACGCCGTCCTAACCGGCATTTCTTTGAACCCAATTTCCCGGTTTCCATCTGGATTTATTGAATCCAATATTTGTTCCAGTTTGGATCGGAAAACCGTTTGGATGTCGGTCGGGAACTGTATCTCTTCAAACACCGCATTCAACCATTCGGTAAACCCAACTGCGGATGATTGATTGTTATACAACACAGCCAGATCGGACATGTGCGTGTCCATGGCAAACCGACATTTCATGGACTGGTCTATTTTAAAAAACCCAATGATCTTTGCGCCCGTGGTTGCCTGAAATTTTGCAGGAACGCGATCTCCGAATGGATCCGGAAGGTTCACAATTTGGCGCCCGATGCTGCGTAGCAGCTTCAAAAATGCGGTTCGGTCGTCATCTATTTGTGCAGCGGCTTCAACGTTGATCACCGCAATATTGCCCTGTTTCAAATAATACTTATCATCCAACTCGTCCATCTTGGTGCGCAACTGCCCGACCGCCGCGATGAAGTCATTCTTCACCGCCACAAATCCTTCGGCATTAGATCGCATGAGCTGCAGCAAATACAGGTCTATGAACGCGCGCAACCGAGCGAAATCCTTCGGATTTTTACGGGCCATAAAAATGCGGATAAACAGCGACTTGCCTTCATCGCAAAAAATGCAAATGATATCCAGCATTGTGGTTTTCAGAGAAACCATGTTGTCTGTCGTGTATTGCCGCTGAATCATGGCCGCCAGAGGTACCGGAACCGGAATCTTATCGGGCTCATAGAGAGATATTCGGTATAAATCAACGAACTCCTGAATTTCTTTTTTCACCAAATCAATGGGCTGCATGTAATATAGGTCCTCTTTGCACAAGTGGTCATCCAATGCATCAGAGCCAGAGCCAGAGCCAGAGCCAGAGCCAGAATCAAAAGAGGAACACACTGGATGCACAATCTGAGAGAAACATTTGGTTTCTTGTGTGACCAACTGCACCTTCGGGTTTTTTTGCAGTCGTTTGCTGATGAGATGCGTGTTTGCATCATTGTTGCGATTGCCGTACATGAATAATTCAATGTGATCGTCAAATGACGGCGACAATCTGAACCGAATTTTTTGGACTTGACCTGCAGTCGCCTCCGTCTTGCGATAACGCTTGGGACGCTCATAAAAATTTTCATACAGAACCATGATGTAGAGAGAAAATAGCAACAAAAATTGGCGCGACACGTTGCCAAACACGAAACAATCAATGTCATTCATCGGGATTTTCCTGCATCTCTCTATCACTTGGTCCATGTTTGCACCCGATGCATTTATGATCTCTTCGCTGAACATTTTGGATTCCGCATCCTGCAAAAATTCCTGAATGTAATACGACACCGCAGCACCGCCGCCGGCCACGATGTGTGATTCTGATTTTGAGATTCGGAATCCAGAATTCACTGCAGTGAGGGCCGCAACAATGACGTCGGTCCGCGTGATAGGAAAACTGCTGTCCCCGACTGGAATCCTAAGCTCCCCTTCAACGTCCTTGGCATCGCAACGGTATGCAACCTCATTAAAATAAATGCCGTATTGCCCACTTGGGAAAATGTCGGAAAACTGTTTTTTATCCGGAGTTTGAACTGTAGGATCCTGCATGATCGCAATGAGCGCATGTTTTATCAATTTGGATTGAATGCTATTTGAAACGAGCAACCCCGCAAATTCGGCGCACACCTGTTGGATTATGTCGTTTGGACTCGGACTTGGTTCTGCCACCGTGTCATTCTTCACAAACTTCTTCACGCACAATTCGTGCATTCCACGAGCAATGAGCACATTGACTGGTGCATAGGGTTCATCATCGGTTCCATCAGAATGCATCAACAATTCCATGATCAAATCCAGACGGTTGTAGGGTCCAACCGGTTTTGCATTATAAATAAATGGCTCCGATTCAATGGGCAACAGCGCACTGGGCAACATGGAACTGTTGAACACATGATCCATTACATGCACCGTGAAAACAGGAATTTTAAACACATTTCCGATGTGTAAATGGAGAGAAATTCTGGGTCCGGAAAGCAAGGACACCTTCAATTCATAACCTAATCCGGCGTCCTTTTCAATTACATTTTTCAACAATATTTCATAAATTGCGTCAATCGCACTCTGGGTTTCCCTCGGGGGAAACCTAGTAAAAATGAAGAGGTTGTAATGCGGGGCAAAATCAGACAATGCACCGAGGGAAGGATTGCAGTAAGATACCACTATGTTATCTCCTGAAAATTGTTCGGACGGGGACGACGATGGTGTTAATTTAATGAATGCAATGTCACTGGGGAATTCAAGTTGGGCTTCAATCTTCTTACAAAAGTCGAATGATTTGTGCATTGCGTTGAACGCTTTCAGGCCTTCTTCAATTCTCTCTCTATCGTTCAATTCCAATTCTGAAAAAAGACCCGTTTCAAGTGCATGTCTAGCCGCAGCAGTTGCTGCTTCATTTGCTTCATTGGGTTCATTTGGTGCTTCATTGGGTTCAGGGTTAGGTTGAGTTGTTGCATTTGCCACAGTGGCTGTAAGTGCAGATGCGGCTGATCCAACTGCACCAATTGCAGTGCCAATTACATCTGTTACCACAGAACCAATATTTGAAGTTGTGGCGGAAGGCTCAACCGCAGTCGCATTCGCAATATTAGAATTAAAAGCAGTCATTGGGTCGGAATCAGAATCCGAACCCGAATCAGATTCATGTTTAACAACAGCAGCAGGAGATTCAGATCCTAAAGACATTGATTGAAATGGAATAATAAAAATCAATGGTGTTATAGTAATGTAATATTTAAAAACCATTTTCGCTGCATATTTTCTCAAAATACTTTTTGCTAACTATCAAATGGTGCGCGTTTGAAGCATGGTTTTTGGCTCGTTGTTGCTGGCAATAGCATTCATACGCCTTGTAAACCGACACTGCCGTGGACATGATGTGCGCCTCTTTAACATGTTCCTGCATTGCCGTCAGCACTTCCCCCCGCTTGTCCCACAGCGCGCAACTCACGTGCATCAAATACTTGTCATTTTCAATCACCACGTCCGGACAAAAATGCCGAATCAATCCCAAAAATGCGGCATCCGTGTGATTGTGGCTCTGCAACTGGGGAGACGCTTGCCCCGATTGCAGTGATTGCATGACTTGTTGGTGATGGTGCCGCTTGAACAGCGCCGTAAATTCATCAATTTCCAATTCGTCTTCATCGTTGGCATTCGCGACAATGGTCTGCGTCCAAAAATCGTTGAACCGCGCGACCAGCGGCAAATGCTTGCTGGTTAATTGCAAAAAGGAGTCGGACGTTTCCGAAAAATTCGGCAAACACTGCATCAATCGCGTTTTCAGCGCATGCACGAAAAACACGTTCGGAATTCTCTCCTCGTCAATAAACACCTTCCACAAATACAGCATGTTTTTCCAGGACACGCTCATGTTGCTTTGCGGCGATGGCTCACATGTTGCCACGAACTTGGCAATTAATTGGTCCTCCGGATGATGTTTCAAATACAGCACCCGTTGGTGCGTTGCCGTGTCCTTGCACTGCGTGTTTAAAAACGCCTCCGCGTTTTCGTAGCGTTGCGAATAATGCGCCGCCACGCAAAAAATGTCAATCATTCGGTGTTTGAACGGCTCCGAATAAGCATCTGTGGCGACATCATTCATGTCCAACAGCCGACATTCGCTAAATGCGTACTCGTAAAATTTAAACTTAAAGGCCGACAACAGCGACGTTCCAAACAACGTGCTGCATTCCTGACTCAGCCCCTTTATAAACTGACGCCCCTTCGGGGTGGCAATGTAAATGGGTTCCATGGTTTCTCCGGCGTTTATGAAAACGGGTTTCTTCAAAATGATGTCGCCAATCACCGTCAAAAAGTATTTCGCACAGTCACGTGTCCGAAACAACATGGGACACAACATGTTCAACGTGCGTTGAATGGTTTGCGATTCTGGAATGGAGGTCAATAGACTGCGGTCCTTGATGCGGCGCAGCACCTGGTTCTTTATTTTGTACTTCCACGGCATGAGCTCGCGGTTGCCGCTAATTTTCGTCAGGATGGGATGCAAAATGTCGTCTTCGTTGATCACGCTGTAATTACGATCGGCATCCGGATTGTACACAAAAAATAGCTCAACATTGGCATTGTAGTGATACTGCGGCGACTCGTTTAAAAATGTTTCAATGAACTCGTCAGATGCGGTAATCAGCGTTTGTTTGCGCTGGGCCTTATCAATGCGGACATGTTGCGCAGCATCCAGAATTTCAGGCAGTTGTGCCACATGCGTCACGAGTTTTCCCAACATAAAATCGTCAGTCGCATATTTGGCATGCAGCTGGTTGATTATGTTGTGCAAATTGACGATCATTGAATTCGGATTCGGATTCGGATTCGGATTCGGATTCGGAGTGGTCATTGGGGTTTTGGTTTGTTTTAGTGAACGAACGCGAACGGAACGACGTTTAAATGCTTACACTTCTTGTGTGCAAGTGTTTAAATTATTTAGTTTCACATACTGTTTACCATATTTAATATTTAGTCAAAAATCAAATTAGACTTGAAAATACAGTTTGTTTACACCTGCACAATGGGTGCAACGTGCTTCCGGGTTTGGAGAGCTGGATTGCGATGAAAGGCCTTGCGCGTGTGCGCGTGCGAACGGTGAAATGATTTATTCACCCCAAACAGCGTCCACGGCTGCGGCGGACGATCGTGCAGGTACGGACGATACGTGTTCCAAATCATGTGGCGGTCGCAAAATTCGTCCTTATAGAATCCCATGCCGCACGAGCTGCCCCAGCGCCCCCACAGCTGCATGCGTTTGGCCGTTTCAGAATCAATTGCCATGCCATCCACCGCCCCGCGCGGTTCAAACGGTTTCGGCCGGTCCGACTGCGACATGTATTCGCGCGCATCCATCTCATAGTGCGAACACGTCGTGCGCGAACACGGATTGATCTTATTCAAATACACATCGTAGTGGTCAGCAATGAGCAGCTTGGCGGTTTCCACATCCAACCGCCCCTTGTGCTCCTCCATCATTTGTTGCAGGCGCACCTGGCGTGCACCCTGATGACGGCGCAAGTCGTTCCACCCCGTGTTGGACGACTCCAGATTTCGTATGCGCGGGTCAAATGCCACATTGAACCCGATGAAACACCCGTTTTTAGTGCGCTTCACATCAAGTATTTC